TAAGTGATTTAAAAGATATCATTTATAAATTTGTTAATCAGACTGCAAAGGCAAAGAACTTAGATAACATTAGTTCTGATTTATTTTTTAATTGGCTAACACAAAGTGGCGTAAGTGCTCCTAAACAGCAAAAAATTAAACAACTAAGTCAACAGAATGGTTCGGCATTAACTGCAATCTTTAACTTAATGAGAATGATTCAAGATGTTAAAGACAATGTTATTGATCAAATCGAAAAAGGACACAGTGCAGACATCTGGGACACAGAAGGCGAAGGTAGAGTCAGATATGCAGATGCTGGCAAACAGTTTGGTAATGTAAAACTAGTACCTCGTAAACGTTGGACACCATAATGAAATTAAGACAGCTATTTGAAAACATCTACGAAGAACAGGGCGTCGAAGACGTAGCAATTATCTTTGGAAGATTTAATCCTCCACACAAAGGACACGTTGCCGCATGGCAAGCTGCCGCAAAATACGATAGCTGGTATGTTGGTACTAATCAAAGCACACAAGGCCCTAAAGACCCGTTACCATTCAATGTAAAAATTGAAGCAATGAAGACTTTATGGGATGAAGTTGAGGGACATTTAGTAGCAGAACAAAGCTGGTGGACTTTAGCAACTTACGTTTATAAAAAACACGGTCCTGTAACACTTCACGTTGTAACTGACGCTAACGATGCAAGAGTATTTGTTGCTGGATTACAGAAATCTAACGGTGTAGAAGGTCCACACGGTTTTTATCGATTTAAAGATATTGTTTGGGAAGAAGCACCTCGCGTTTCAAGTGCTACTGAACTAAGGGCCGCTGTTACTGAAAACAATCCAGAGAAGTTTACAGACGCGGCAGGCATTGATGCTAATACTCCTATTGCCGGTGTTCCTTATTTCCAACTAGTAAGAAAGTATATGCTTCCTTATTTGATTCAGGCCGCTGAAAAAGAAAAAGCAAAAGCTGAAAAAGAAAAAGCAAAAGCCGCTAAAGTTAAAAAACCCGAACCACAAGAAGTTGAAGCAACTGAAGAGTTTGGTGTTGGAAAGATTACTGCACAAAACACAACTGCTGATGTTAATGCCAGTACCCCCGGAAAGAACTTACGTGCATTCAACCTAGCTGAAGAAATTGATAAATTAGAACAAGAATTACAAGAAGCAAAATCGTCTGAAGGTAAAATATCTAAAAGACAACAACAAGCAACTAGGGGTGTTCATAAATTTGCAGATGCCGAAAGATGGAATGCAGACTATGTGCAATATCGTACTATGATTGCCGCTGGTATGACAGACGGTAAAAACAAACCAGATATGGATGCTAAAAGTTGGGTTGGTAAATTTAAAGTAGCATTTCCTTATACCGACGAAGAAGTTGAAAAATTAAAAGTTGCATACAAGGCTGCTGGGGCAAATTACCAAGACTTAAATCATGGTGACACTCGAAGCCAAGAACTAGATTCAACAAATAAAACTAGTCCTGTAGCAAAACCTAAGAAGAACAAATACGGAGTTTAAAGTGGATAAATTTCATTTAGCATTAAAGACAGCATTTGCTAGCGAATATGTATTTGCTATTAAAGCACAGAATTTTCACTGGAACGTAGAAGGTCCTAACTTTCCACAGTACCACGAACTATTTGGTAATATTTACGAAGAAGTATTTGATATTATTGATAACTTTGCAGAAAACATTCGCAAGGTTGGTACTTATACTCCTGCTAGTTTACAAAGATTTAGTATGCTGTCACAAGTTGAAGACGAAACACAAATACTACAAGCAGAACAGATGCTATCTGAATTGTACGAAGACAGCGAAAAAATGGTTAAGATGCTTAAGATTGTATTTGACATGAGTGAAAGTTTAGGTGAGCACGGATTAAGTGATTTTATTGCTGGTAGAATGGATGCACATCGTAAGCATAGTTGGATGCTAAGAGCAACATTAAAATGAACGAGTTAGAACAGATTAAGTTATTAGCAGGCGTTAAAAAGTTCTCAGGGCTTCAAGAGTACAACATTAACGACGGAAGTAACATTAGTATTACAGGAAACGAAAAAAGACAGCTAGAGAAAAAACACAATATCAAACCAGGAACACCAGAATGGTTTCAATTGTGGTTTAGTCTACCGTATATGACAGGTGAAAAACCTATAGGAAAATAATATGAAAGTAACTGATATTATTGCAGAAGCAAAACAATCAAAGGATGCACCAAAGCCACGTAACTTTGTAGCTAAGAATGCTATCAATACTGGCGCTGGAGCACATAAAGATAAAAAGAAAGCTGAAAAGCAAGGCGATGTAAAACATAAGAAGCAAGCCGTTCCTATGGATGAAGGATTACGTGACCCTAAAGACAACCCTTGCTGGAAGGGTTACAAGCCTGTTGGAACTAAAAAGAAAGGTGGAAAGACTGTTCCTAATTGTGTTCCTAAAGAAAGTGTAGAAGAAATGTACGGAAGAAGAAGTTACGGTTATAACCCTGATAGAGATGCCGAACGTGCCTGGGATGCAGGGAAAAGAGCAGAACAAGATTTTAGAAATCGTGAGCGCAACGCAGGACTAGAAGACGAAGAAGAATACTACCAGCAACAAGTTGCTATGCAACGTGAAAAAGATCGCGGACCGTGGTATCTTAAGATTAACGGTAAGATTCTAAAGTCTCAGGGACAGCCTAAAGTGTTTGACTGGAAAAAAGGTGCTAATAACTACGCACTTGCTATCCTAAAAAACAAACCAGAACTACAAGGCAAAATTTTCCTAACTAAACGTGCAGAAGATGACACATCTACTGGAATAGCAGAAACTGCTACTGTTGGCGCAACTAATGCGGCCAGCGTAGGAACTGTTGTTAGCCCACATCTAGCAATTGGTAAGGATCGCGGTAAAAAGAGCTACACAGGCAGTCCAGGTAAATCAGGTACAAAAGCACCAGCTGTTCCAAAGACTGTACAAAAGAAAAACCCAGACGGAACTGCTAAAAATGCACTAGATATGCCAAATAACATATTCGGCGGCGGTGCAGTCAAACGATAAATATAACATAAGATTACGGAGTTTTTTAACATGAACGACATGCAACCAGATAACAACCCAATGGCTCACAGTGCGGCTGATGAAGCGGCAAACGACCGTGAAGGCGCAATGGCTAAAGCTGATCTACATAAACTAGCTAATTACTCAATTAAGCTGTTTAAAAAGATCCAAGACGAAGACCAGCTAGAGGGCTGGGTGCAGGCTAAGATTACTAAAGCCGCTGACTATATCGCTAGCGTATATCACTACTTAGAATACGAAATGAAGTTTAGCGAATACGGCGAACACTTAGCAAACGCTGAAGTAATGAGTGAAGATAAGAAAGAAGCTATTAAGAATAAGCTAATGGAAGCAAAAGCTAAAGTAGCTGAACTTAAAAAACTCCAAGCTGAAAAACTCAAAAAAGATAAAAAAGAAAAGAAAGTCTCCGAAGCTAAATCTTGTAATCATACAGCCGAAGGTACAGAATGTCCTGTACACGGTATGAAAGAATGTGGTGGCATGGAAGAAGGTTTTAATGATAACGCAAAGCCAGGCGATACATTTAAAACACAACACGGTACAGCTACTAAGACAGCTACTGGTTTAAAACATACTCGTGATGCTAAACCAGAAGATGACGAAGATTACGAAGCTCCTAAGAAGCCAAGCAAGGCTGCTAAAACTGCCGCTGAAAAGAAAGCAGACAAAGAAAAAGAAATTAAACTTCCTAAGCCAGCTAAAGGTACACGAGTCTATGGTATCAAGAACGGCGAAAAGTTTGAAAAGACAATTAAAGAGTCCGACAAGGGCGACATGGACAAAGACGGCAAAGACGAACCTGATTCAAAAGAATACATGGATAATAAAGATGCCGCTATTAAGAAAGCAATGGCTAAGAAAGACAAGAAGGTCGACGAAGCCGCTAAACCAGATTTCTTAGACATGGACAAAGACGGCAACAAAAAAGAGCCAATGAAAAAAGCTGTTGCCGACAAGAAAAAAGGTGCTGTTAAAGAAGAAATGAAAGTTGGCGAAAAGAAGCCCTCATCAACTGGCGGTACTATTGAAAAAACTAAATCTGGTGTGAAGCATACAGCCGGTAAAAATTACGGCGGTGAGACAGCTGAAAAAGAAGAAAAGAAAAAAGTTAAAGAATCAGCTGAACTAATTGCCGAAAGCACAGAAGTTACTAGACTAAAAGAGTTGACCCAACGACTCGTAGGCTAATATCATGGACATGAAACGTCTTCTACAGGTTATTGATGGTTCTTCTACAAAACCTGTAGAAGGAGTTAATGATATTAAAAAGTCTTTATCAGTTATAACAGAAGGGGCTAATCCTCATAAGGTTAGCCTTCCTGTACAAATGGCTATGCAACATTACCAAAAGCCTGTTGTTAAAAAAGAATCTATTTTAAAGAAATATTTCCAAGAGGCTGAGCAAGTAGAACAAGAACAATTAGCTGAAAAGAAACAGTTGTTAAAAATGTATAGCCAGCAAATTGCTAGTCGTATAATGGAACGAAGAAAATGAATATCCGTGATTTAATAAACAAATTAGATACTATTGCAGAAGCCGAGCTTAGTCCTCAACAACAAGCTCAAAATGTTTTACAGCCTGGAACAAACAAAGCTGACGAACATCCGTATGCAAATAACCCAGCACAAAAAGCATTATACGACAAACTAACACCCCAAGACCAAGAATGGGCAACTAGGGGCGGTGGCAGACCAGATCTTTCAGATCCATTCATTCGTGCTAGAATGCCTAATAAAGGTAAAGAAGTGGCAGCACCGGCAGCACCGGCAGCACCTGCACAATCTGCGGCTCCTGCACAACCCGAAACAAAGCCAGTTCCTGCTATTGCTGATAAAGTTGAAAAGCTACAAAAGTTAATTGCCCAATACCAAGATGCTTCTAAAGCACCTGCACAATCTGGTGTTGCCGCAAAGCCTGCGGCTACTCCGATTAATATTTCTCAAAATTCAGATGGTACTTTTACACTGGTCGCAAAAGACGGTAAGAAAATTACGTTTGATAAAGAAGGAAAAGTCATTAGTGAATCACAGCTAACAATGTCAGAATTGCTTATTTTAGAAATGAGCAATCCAGAACTAGCACTACCTCCAGGTGTTGCCGCAACTGACGATGCTGTAGCAAAAGCGGCAGAGTTAGCATCAAAGACTGCAAAACCAGCCGCTGGTGCTGCCGCTAAAGCAACACTGGCAAAAGTTGGTGCAAAAGCAATACCAGGCGTAGGTGTTGCTTTAAGTGCAAATGAAGCATACGAACGTTGGATGAAGGGTGATAGAACTGGTGCAGTTATATCTGCACTTGCAGGGGCAGGCTGGTTAGTTCCTGGTCCAATGGGCTGGATGCTCGGCGGTAGTTTAGAAGCTGCCAACTATGGAAGAGACAAAGCTCGTGAGAAAAATGAAAGTTCCGTAGATGAAAGACTAGGTGCTCCAGTAAATAGAATGAAGCACGATACTGCTCCAACAACAGCGGCAGATTTCCAAAAAACTGATAAAGATACTACACCAGTTCCAATGCCAAAGGCTGAACCAACTGGCGATCCAAAGATTTATGCTTTACAAAAATATCTAAATACCAATCACGGTGCTACATTAAAAGTAGACGGTATTCTTGGTCCGCTAACTAGAGGAGCTCTACAAGCCGCTAACTTATCCGAATCACAAAAGATTGAACTTTTAAGACTTCAACTCGAAGCTATTGAAGAGTCTAAACTAGGCATGGCTAGAGAAGTAATTGCAAAAGGTGCTAATTACGCCGATGATGTTTATAAGTACGGTAGAGATGTAGCCAGCAAGTTATGGGGAAAAGCTAAACAATTTTATCAAGGAACACAAAGTCCTAACATGACTCCTTTGCCTAATGTTGGACAAGCAACAAACGTAAGATACAAAGGACCGAGCACTGCGTTCCAAGTTGGTCAGAAAGTAGGCCAAAACCCTGTTAAAAGTACTGCGGCGGCAGCTGGAACAGCCGGTGTTGTTGGCTATGCGTCAACTGACAGTACATCAAGTGGTAGTGCCGCTAAACCTGCTGAGCCAAAAACAGCGGCAGATTTCCAAAGAACTGATAAAGATACTACACCAGTTCCAACACCGCAAACTAATACTAAACCATCTGCACCGGCACCAAGCAAACCTGCCCAGGCAGCTCCTAGTGCGCCAAGTGTAGATTTAGAATCTCTAAAGAAAGAGATGGCCAAATTAGTTGGTGAGATTAAAGGTTCTGGTGTTAGCAACAGCGTTGTTGATTCAACAATTAAACAAGCTGAAGACATTCTTCAAATGTCAGTTGCACCAATTAATTAATCAAAAACTACTCCACAAAACGGCAAATTTATTTTGCCGTTTTTCTTTTAGAGCTTGCAAATTGTAGATAAGTAGTATATAATAGGCAATATTGTTAAGGAGAAACACATGGGCGGTCGTTCATACGGTGCAGAAGAAAAGGCAAAATTAGAGCGTTTGATTTCGGAAGGTAGTACAGTACTACGTGAGATCGAAGATCTACAAGAAGGCTTAAAAGAAACTGTTAAAGCAGTTGCTGAAGAATTACAAGTAAAACCATCAGTCATTAACAAAGCAATTAAAATCGCACATAAAGGCGATTGGCAGGCTTATAACGAAGACTGGGAAGAAATTGAAGCAATTTTGGATATTACAAAACGTATCTAAACTTGTTATAATATAGGGGCAAGGCGGGCCATAATCCGCCATATAGGTATTTGCAAGCCGAAAATTGCAAGGGAGAATAGATGAGCTATGTTGACGCATGGTTCGACAGAGATAATGACATTATCAAAATTGTCGAACGAAATAAAAAAGGCGAACGAGAGTTTCGCGACATTCCAGTAAGACATACGTTTTACGTTAAAGACCCTAAGGGCAAACATCAATCAATTTACGGCGACCCTGTTACACGTATCGTCTGTAAAAATACAAAAGAACTTCGTAAAGAAATGGCCATTAATAGTGGCAAACAACTTTATGAAAGCGACATTAATCCAATCTTTGTTTGTTTAAGTGAAAACTATCTTAATCAAGACGCTCCAAAACTAAATGTAGCGTTCTTCGATATTGAGGTGGACTTCGATCCAGAACGTGGCTACGCATCACCAGACGATGCATTTATGCCAATTACTGCGATCGCAGTTCACCTACAATGGTTAGAAACAATGGTCTGTTTAGCTATACCTCCAAAGACTATGACAATGGAGCAGGCTAAAGAAGCAGTTAAAGACTTTCCAAACACTATGTTGTTTGATAACGAAGCAGACTTACTTAATACATTCTTAGACCTTATTCAAGATGCTGATATCTTAACTGGCTGGAACAGTGAAGGCTTCGATATTCCGTACACAGTTAACCGTGTTACTAAAGTATTGAGTAAAGAAGACACACGCAGATTCTGCTTATTTGATCAACTACCAAAGAAGCGCGAATACGAAAAGTTTGGTCGTCAAAGTGTTACATATGACTTTGTTGGTCGTGTACATTTAGATAGCCTAGAATTATATCGCAAATACACATATGAAGAACGTCACAGCTATCGACTAGATGCTATTGCTGAATATGAACTAGGAGAACGCAAGACACAATACGAAGGTACACTTGATCAACTGTACAATAATGATTTTAAAACATTCATTGAATATAACAGACAAGACTGTGCGCTTCTTGATAGATTAGACAAGAAACTAAAATTCTTAGATCTTGCCAACACACTAGCACATGAAAACACAGTATTGCTACAGACCACCATGGGTGCTGTAGCTGTAACTGAACAAGCTATTATCAACGAAGCCCATCGCAGAGGATTTGTTGTTCCTAACCGTCCTAAGATGGACGATCGTGAAGACACTAATGCCGCAGGTGCGTATGTTGCTTATCCTAAAGAAGGCATTCAAGATTGGGTTGGATCACTAGATATCAACTCACTGTATCCATCAGCGATTCGTGCGCTTAATATGGGTCCGGAAACTATTATTGGTCAATTACGTCAAGACAAGACTAAAGACTATATTGAAAAACAAATGGCCAAAGGCAAGAGCTTTGCGGCGGCTTGGGAAGGACAGTTTGGTGCTCTAGAGTACGAAGCTGTAATGAATCAAGAAATTGGTACTGATATTACTATTGACTGGGAAAACGGTGAAAGTGATGTACTAAGTGCCGCAGAAACTTACAGACTAATATTTGAAAGCAATCAACCTTGGATGATCAGTGCTAACGGTACTATCTTTACTTACGAAAAGGAAGGTATTATCCCTGGACTGTTAAAGCGTTGGTATGCTGAACGTAAAGAGATGCAGGCCAAACTCAAAGAAGCAATTAAAGCAGGTAACAAAGTAGAAGAAGAATACTGGGATAAACGTCAGTTGGTTAAGAAAATTAACTTGAACAGTTTGTACGGCGCTATTCTTAACCCAGGTTGCCGTTTCTTCGATAAGCGTATTGGTCAATCAACTACACTTACAGGACGTCAAATTGCCAAGCACATGGCTGCAAAGGTAAATGAAATCATTGCTGGAGAATATAATCACGTAGGTAAAGCAATTATTTACGGCGACACTGACTCTTGTTATTTCTCAGCATATAAGACTCTACAAAAAGATATTGAGGCTGGGCGTATTCCTTGGACTAAGGAAAATGTCATTACATTGTACGACCAAATTGGTGAAGAGGTTAATGCAACTTTCCCACAGTTTATGCTCGATACTTTCCATTGTCCTAAGAGTCGTGGGGAAGTTATCAAAGCAGGACGAGAAATTGTTGGATCAAAGAGTTTGTTTATCACTAAAAAACGTTATGCTGTTCTATATTACGATAAAGAAGGCAAACGCTCAGACGTAGATGGCAAGCCAGGTAAGATTAAAGCAATGGGATTGGATCTCAAGCGCAGTGATACTCCAGAATTTATTCAAAACTTCCTAAGCGATGTTCTTGAAAAAGTTCTAACAGGTGCAACTGAACAAGAAGTACTAGATCATATTACTGAATTCCGTACAGCATTCAAGGCTCGTCCGGGCTGGGAAAAAGGATCGCCTAAACGTGCCAATAACATTACAGAGTACGAAGCCAAAGAAAAGAAACAAGGCAAGGCAAATATGCCAGGTCACGTTCGTGCAAGTATTAACTGGAATACTCTAAAACGCATGTATAACGACAAATACAGTATGCAGATCACCGACGGTGCTAAGGTTATTGTTTGCAAACTTAAACCTAACCCGCTTGGCTTTACTAGTGTTGCATACCCTGTAGACGAACTAAGATTACCACAGTGGTTTAAAGACCTTCCTTTTGATCACGACGAAATGGAAGCAACAATCATTGATAACAAGTTGGCTAACCTCATCGGAGTGCTGAACTGGGATATTAAATCAACAGAGGAGAAGAACACGTTTAATAGCCTGTTCGAATTCTAATATGAAGATAATTATTGCTGGTTACGGATTTGTTGGGAAAGCAGTGTTCAATGCACTAAAAAACAAGCACGAAGTTGTGATTGTTGATCCACAATATACAACTAATGAGATTCAATATCATCACGACGCAGACGGTATTATTGTCTGCGTACCAACTCCTACTACAAAAGATGGTGTGTGTGATGTTAGTGTATTATCAGAAGTGCTAGACCAAGTTCCAATCTTTATGCCTGTACTGATAAAGAGCACAGTTACACCAGGTGTAGCCAGTGCCTTTAAGGACCTATATCAGAATCACAGTCTAGTGTATAGTCCAGAATTGTTAAGAGCTAAAACTGCTGAGAAAGATTTTCTAAATCAAAGATACATAATCTTAGGCGGAGAAGATCCAGAATGTTTTTGGCAAGAATTGTTTCAAACTACATTGCCTAACTGCAAAATGATTTTGAACTGTACAGAAGAAGAAGCATGTTTAGTCAAATATGCTACTAATAGTTTCTTAGCAGTAAAGACTAGTTTCTTTAATCAAATATTTGATTTGTGTGAAGCTAGTGGTATTGACTTTGATACTGTTAGACACATTATCTCTCAAGATTTGAGAATTGGTCCTGATCATACATTAGTGCCAGGACCCGATGGTGAAAGAGGATGGGGCGGCCATTGCTTTCCAAAAGATACATCTGCATTTATAAAATGGTCAAAGACTATTGACTCGTCGATACCTTTGGTTGAATCTGCCATCGAATACAACAAAACGGTAAGAAAAAACCATTGACTTTTACCAAAAACCTAAATATAATCAAGATTACATGGAGAACCTTATGAAAGATATTTTACAAGACCTAGTAGCACATACACATAGCCTAGGATTTATTCCGCTAGTTAAAATTTCGTCAACAGACGAAGCAACTGAAATTGAAGCAATGGCTGAAGATCGATCAGTTATTGTCAATGCTAAGACTAAGACAGCAGTTGAAGCATTCAATGGCGTGTTTGGTATGCCTAACTTAAACAAATTAGACATTCACTTAAAGTGTCCAGAGTACAAAGAAAAGGCAAAAATTACTGTTGTTAGTGCAGAACGCAACGGTGAAACAATTCCAACAGGGTTGCACTTTGAAAACGAAGCCGGCGACTTTAAAAACGACTATCGTTTTATGAATACTGAAATCATTAACGAAAAGTTAAAGTCAGTTAAGTTCAAAGGAGCTAAGTGGGATATTGAATTTGAACCAAGCGTTACAAGTATCCAGAAGCTCAAGTTCCAAGCAAACGCTAACTCAGAAGAATCAGTATTCCAAGTATCAACAAAAGACGATAACCTAGTGTTTAGTTTTGGTGATGCAAGCACACACGCAGGTGAATTTGTATTCCATTCAGGTGTTACAGGAAAACTAAAACAAGTTTGGTCTTGGCCTGTTATTCAAGTAATGAGCATTCTTAATCTTCCAGGTAATATTACTATGAAGATTGCAGACGTTGGTGCTATGCAGATTACTGTTGACAGCGGTATTGCTGAATATAACTACATTCTACCTGCACAAAGCAAATAATGACCTTAAACCAAGTTATCATTGCAACCGGTACATGGGCAGTTCTTATTGGAATTGCCTATGCACACAGTCGTTGGGATAAAATCCGGGACTGCTATGCGATGTGGTTTACAAAGGAATACTGGACAGACTATAATAAAGTAGAGTTTGCCAGCTGGCTTGCCAAAGCTATTATTATTGTTCCTGGTTTAATTTTTGGCATACAGATTTGGTGGTTATATTTTTTAACACTGGCAACTAGCTTAACACTTATTTGGGCTAGCAACAAAAAACTACTGCCAACTCTAGTAGGATTCAACACACTATGGGTATGGATTAGCTGTATGGTGTTGGCACAACATTTGGTAAATTAATGAATAGAAATTTAACAGCAACGCAAAACGACTACGCAGTGTTCTTGCCAGCTACATCAGGTTTCTACGCAACTTTCATAGGCAAACAACGCTATGGAAATTATGTAGATCCTGCACGTATCCCAGCAAGTTTCACTAATGGGGTTGAGAGTCTCAACTATCTTGAACCTGAAAAAGGATTGTTTTATTACGATCATTGCCTGTATTCAGCAGGTCACGCTAATCTTGATTTAAACAAACAAGATGAAAGTGAGGACATGTTCCGCAATAGGGATCGCAGTACAAGTTGGGTCTTAGGCGACTCAGGCGGTTTCCAGATTGGTAAAGGTGTATGGGAAGCCGACTGGAAAGATCCTAATTGTCCTAAAGCACAAAAGAAACGTGAACAAGTTCTTAAGTGGATGGATGCACTTATGGACTATGGTATGATTCTTGATATCCCGGCATGGGTAGCTCGTAGTCCTGCTGGTAAAAAAGCTACAGGTATTACTAGTTATGCTGAAGCAGTTCAAGGAACATACATTAATAATGACTATTTTGTTAATAATCGTAATGGCAACTGCAAGTTCTTAAACGTTCTCCAAGGTGAAAATCATGCAGATGCCGACGATTGGTACGATCGTATGAAGAAGTATTGCGATCCAAAGCAATACGGCGATCGTGCTTTTAATGGTTGGTCAATGGGTGGACAGAACATGTGCGATATCCACCTTGTACTAAAAAGATTAGTGACTTTACGTCACGATGGGTTACTAGAAAAGGGGCAACATGACTGGATGCACTTCCTCGGAACTAGTAAATTAGAGTGGGCAGTATTGCTCACAGACATTCAACGTGCTGTAAGGAAATATCATAATGAAAACTTTACCATATCTTTTGACTGCGCCTCACCGTTTTTGGCAACAGCAAACGGAC